CAGCCGTCCGTGTGGCGACCCGTTGCTCTTGTGGCGGCTGCGCGGCCAGATCGTGCGCGGGACGGTCACCGGCCAGAACCTCGTTGCCCCGAACGCGCCGGGCAAGCTGGGCACCTGGGTTGACGACTTCATCCACCTGGATCAGACCGTCAACCTCTGGGACGGGCTGGTTGAGTGGCGCGACGAGGTCATAGCCAGATGCTACTGAGTGAGCGCACCCCAGACGGCCATCCTCAAGTCTGGTTACTGTATAGGCCAGAGCCGTTCGCGCCGTGGTCGGATGACGACCGCAGTATCCATCTCTGGGTCAGACGGGCCGACGTCTTTACATCCCGAGTAAACGCTATCGCGTTCCTCGACAACCTGCTGGGCTATCAGGTGACCTGGAAGGAATACAACGAGGCGTTCCCGGAGCTGTGGATAGGCTGGGCCCGGGGTGACCGATGGCTCTTGTGTCCAGCGCCGGTCGATCCGCCAGGAGGTCAGCGGTGAGCGAGACCGTCCCCTGCAAGTTTTGCGATGGGACCGGCCGCGTGCCGGCCGTCATCTGCTCTCAGATCGTGAACGGGCGCCCCTGTAGGCTCGCGGTCAACCCTGATCCGGCGTACTACGAGTTGTATCCAGAGCGCGCACCCCTCAAGGGGATGTGCAACATGCACCGGAATGCTTATGTGCGGGACATGCTCCGATGAGGAAGTTAGTCAGCGTCGTGACCGGCACCTACCAGCGTCACGAGTTGCTGCTGGGCGCTATCGAGAACGTGCGCGCGCAGACGTACCGGCCGCTTGAGCATGTCATCGCTGCTGACGGACCGGACGAAGATCTAGAGACGCTGGTGCGGATCGCGGCAGAGTCCGGCGAGGACGTCGCTATCCGCTACCACGAGCTCGGCTTCTGGTCGTCGGGCCTGTTCACCAACAGCATCAGCGCGGCGCCGTTCATGACAGCTCAACTGTTGGCGCGCGGCGACTATCAGATCACCCTATCGGATGACGAACGCTTCCTCGATCCTGACGCTATCACGAAGCTCGTGGACGCGCTCGAATCGTATGAGGCCGACTTCGCCTACTCGCAGGCTGAGATCACGTTTGCCTGGAACAACCCGGCAATGGTGATCGGGCTCTCGACGCCGGCGAGCGGGCAGATTACGCAGTTCCTCTATAAGCGCGAGATGCTGGACAAAGGCATGCTGTTTCGGACGCACGTTGGATCAGCGACCGACTGGGACGCGGTCAGCCGGACGATGGCAAGCGGGGCGCAGTGGGCGTTCGTGCCCGAGGTTCTGGTGACACATCGTGCTGATAAGTAGGAGGCGACGATGCCTCATCCCGGTTGCTCGCCGGCTGCACCGGTACGACATCGTGCGGTTCTGCCCCTTCACGTATCGCCTTGGCCTTCTGGGTGGCCTGAGAGAGAGGATGCGCGCTCATGCCTGACGAACCGCTGACCATCTGGGGGCTCCCCGTCGTCGTCAAGCACGACCTGACGGACAACGAGATTGTCTTGCTCGCCGGAGGGGGCGTCGTCCGACAAGACGGAGTGCTGGAGTGGAAAGACGGCGTACTCGTCGTCAAGAACATCGGCGAGCCCTACGATGCCTGACCTGCTGACCGGGCCAAGCATCCTCGCATTGGTTGGGAGACAACAAACGGGACCAGATTTATGGAGAGTCTTGAGTCCGATCACGGCGCTGGAGAAGCAAGGCTACCCGGCCGGCTGGGATTTCAAGGACGCCGACCTGCTGGGCCTGGTTGCCAGCGCGGCTGAGGCCATCCTGATACCGCGCATGGAGTGGCCGCCGGAGTACCGGCGGGTCGCGGAAGCGTGGTTTCAGAAGAACCGCCAGGACGGCAAGGCCACGATCTACGATGCCGACGACGACATCTTCACGGCCGCCGAAACCCAGCGCCGGGTCGAGTTGGGATGGCAGGAAGGCAAGAGCTACGAGCAACTGGAGGCGTCACGCTTTGAACGGATCTGGGCCATGCAACAGTGTGACGGCGTGACGGTCAGCACCCAACGGCTCGCTACCATCGTCCGCAGCCTCACCACGAAGCCCGTGATTGTCGTCCCCAACGCGATAGACCTTGTCTGGTTCAAAGGCGTTGTACGGGCCACCAAGCGCCAGATTCCGGGCCTCACGATTGGCTGGGCTGGCGGGCGCAGACATGACCGCGACGTGGAGATGATGGCCGAGGCCTGGGGCCGAATCGCACGGCGCTATCCGGCCGTCCGCTTCGTCGTGCAGGGCCACGTCCCGCCGGTCATCCTGGAGAACGTCGAGCGCGACCGGCTGGCTATCCTGCCGTGGATGCGGCTACAGGAGTACCCCTATGGCATCCGGCAAATCGACATCGGCTGCTGTGCCGTGGCAGACACCCCATTCAACCGACCTAAGTCCAACATCAAGGCAATGGAATACGCCGCCGCTGGCGCCGCTGTGGTCGCGAGTCCCACGCTCTACGGATCTCTGGTCGATCATGGTTCATCCGGCTTTCTGGCTGAATCCGTGGGAGAGTGGGAGGACGCGCTCGCCCAGCTCGTCGAGTCGAACGCCCTCCGGCGGATGATGGCGACGCGGCTGCTCAAGACCGTCGAGAAGCGGCACAGCCTGGCCGGCAATCTCTGGCGCTGGCCGGCAGCATGGTCGACGATCCAGGAGTCCGCAAACGAGCGGCGGATCATCCTTGGCACCGGCGAGCGGTCGCCTTTTCGGGGAGTGATTCACGCATGACGGAAACAGACACCGACCTAGCACGGCTGCGAGAACTGTACGAGGCCATCAAAGCACTCACGAACGACGGGCGGGGCTACCGACGCGGGGAGCCCGGCAAGGCGCTCCTTGCGAAGCTCAAGCCGCTGTACGCCGAGGCTGATGAGATCGAGTTGCGCCTTGCCGGAGCTGAGGACTGATCGTGGCGTCATCCTGGCGTGAGCCGACGCCGGCCGACCGCGAAGAACGGCGGGTCATCGACCGACCGCCGAAATGCTGGCGCTGCGGCAGGGCGCTCGGCGAGTACGTCGCGCGTCCCTGGTCGATCAAGTGCCGACGCTGCAACGCCGAGAACCGATCCAAGCCCTAGACTTCCTCTATTGCGCTTCGCTCTTTCATCAGCCATACTGATTTCACGAATCGAATAACCACCAGCGGCCCCCTCTGCATCGCGGCCCCAACGCAGAAAGGGGGCCGTTTGCATGCCGCTCGAATACAAGAGCATCCCGTTTGAGGTCAAGGAAGTCGTCAGCGTCGAGTCGGGCGGCTGGGAGATCGCCGGCTACGCCAGCACCTTCGGCGGCGAGCCTGACTCCTACGGCGACGTCATCGCCGCCGGCGCCTTCACCGAGTCCATTGCCACCCGGCCGACGAAGTTTCTCTACGAGCACTTCGAGCCCATCGGCAAGCAGCTGGAAATCCGGGAGGACGAGCACGGCCTGTTCGGCCGCTGGTCTATCGTCAACACCCGGACCGGCGAGGACGCCTACAAACTGGCGAAGGCTGGCGTCCTCGACTCCCTGAGCATCGGGTACTTCACGCAGGATGCCGACTACGACAAGGATGGCGTCCGCATCCTGCGGAAGATCGACCTATACGAGGTGTCGGCCGTCGCCATCCCGGCGAATAAGTCGGCCGTCATCACCGACGTCAAGTCCCGTCCCTTCGAGATCCACTCTGCGGATGTGCAGGTTGCCCTCCGCGAGTATCTGACGCGCTGTAAGGCCGGGTTGGCCCAGCGCCAGAAGGACGGGCGCGAACTGTCCACCGCACGCCGAGACCAGATGGCTGCCATGAGCGGGTCGCTCCGAAGTGCAGCCGATGAGGTCGACGCGCTGCTTGTGCCGCCTGCCCCGCCCGAGGTCATCAACGTCGGCGCGGAGCTACGCCGTCGGCGCTACCAGAGCGCCGGCCTGGAGCGACCCGCATGAGTTCACCAGTAGCAGACCACGCCCTGACCGTCGACAAGGTCAGGAACATGAGCCTATCGGAGTGCATGGCCGAGAGCCGCACCCGCTACGAGAAGTGCGCCGCCATTGAGGCGAAGCACCCGAACGGCGTCACCCCTGACGCGGCCGAGGACTTCGCCGAGGTCAAGCGCCTGCTGACCGAAGTCGACCTGATCGAGACCCGGACCGCCGAGCTTGAGGACGCCGGCAACCGCACCCGCCGGATCACCGAGAACACCAGGCGGCTCGGCCGTCCGGCCGAGACCCACTCGCAGCCGTCCGGCGGCGACACAAAGAACATCATGACGATGTTCGGTTCTCAGTTCGTCGAGGACCAGCAGTACAAGAGCGTCGTTGAGTCGGGCGTCCTCAACAACGGGATGGCCCGACCCGAGTTCGGCATCAATCTCAAGGGCTCGATGCTCGACTACATGACGCACAAGGCGCTGGTCTACAGCGCCTCCGGTCAGGGCGGCAACCTCATCACCAATGATCGGCTGCCGGGCTTCCGCGAGATCCTTCAGCGGCAGTTGACCATCCTCGACCTGATCCCGACCGCGCAGACGACCAGCAACACCATCGAGTACGTGAAGGAAAAGACCTTTACGAACAACGCCGCCGAGGTTGCCGAGGCGACGGCCACCACCGGCACGACCGGCACCAAGCCCGAATCTGTACTGAACTTCGAGCTTGCGACCTCGGCCGTCCAGACCATCGCCCACTGGATTCCGGTTACGAACCAGATGCTCGCCGATGCGCCCCAGATCAGGGGCATCATCGACAACCGTCTGATCTACGGCCTGAACCAGCGGCTTGAAACCGAGATCCTGGGCGGCAACGGCACACCGCCGAACCTGCTCGGCATCCTGAACACGCCGCTCATTCAGACGCTCGGCCTCGCTGCCGGCGCCACCTACGGCGGGCAGGCGACCGTGGTCGACGCCGCGTTCGCTGCGATGGTCCAGATCCAGGTGACCGGCCTCGCGAATCCCAACGGCTTCGTGTTCAACCCGGTTGACTGGGCAGCCGTCCGTCTGATGCGTGAGTCGGCGGTCACCGGCAACGTCAACCCTGGCGGCTACCTCTACGGCCCGCCGAGCGTGGCTGGCCCGATGACCCTCTGGGGTCGCCCGGTCGTTGAGGCGGTCGGCATGACGCTGAACACGATGCTCGTTGCCGACTTCCAGCTCGGCTGCATGCTGTTCGACCGCGAGCAGGCGGCTATCCGGGTCGGCACGATCAACGACCAGATGATCCGCAACATGCAGACGATCCTGGCGGAGCTCCGGGCGGCGTTCGTCGTCTTCCGTCCGACTGCTTTCGCGCAGGTAACGGGAGTCTAGTCAGGTGACGACGTACCGGGTCGGAGAGGCAGGGGCCACGGTGTTTGATGCCGATGGCAAGCCTGTCGCCCGCCTCCGACCCGGCTACGTCGTCGTTGAGGGCACCATCGACACGGCCAGGGCGCCCGAGCCATCCAAGCGGCTCGGGCGCTACTCCGACAAGAAGATCAGGCCGGAGTCCGACAAGTGACCGCGTACACCGATGCCAATAAGATCGCCCTGTACCTGGGCGTGACCTTGACGGGCGCTCAGCAGAATCAGGCTGGCGTTGCCGCTCAGGCAGCTTCGGACTGGTGCGACCTTTATCTCGCGCGATCGTGGCAGGACGCATCGCCTATCAGCGGCGAGGTGCATTCGATCCTGGACGACCGCGTCTACCTGAATGCGCGGCCGGTCGTCGCCATCACCAGCGTCAGCACCCGCTCACCGATCTACGCGGGTGGGTCGTGGACGTCGCTCGCAGTCGGGCAGTACGAGCTGCTGAACGCCGAGAATGGCGTACTGCTGATTCAAGGCTGGGGGCCAGGGCTCGCGCAGGTCGCCTACACCCACGCGACGCTACCGCCCAGCAATGTCGCGTTTGCCGCGACCATGATCGCCGCATCGCTGCTCGGCCCGACGATCCGCCCGAACACGAGCGGCATCGACACCATCGCGGTAGGCCAGAACGACGTGAGCGTCAAGTTCTCGGTTGACTACGGATCGGTGCCGAGTGAGGCGCTCTCGCTGCTCGGTGCCCGCGGCGTCGTCATCGCGTAAGGAGGAACCGTGCAGGTCATCATCAGCAACGACAAGACCGGCGAGCAGTATGAGATCGACTCGGCCGACTTCCGCCGGGGCAAGCACTACCAGCAGCCCGATGGCGAGATGGTCAGCTTCGAGGAAGCCGGCTTCAAGATCGTCAGCCATCCGAACGGCGAGCCGTACACCGGGCCGCTCAACGACCCGCCGAAGACTGAGGCGAAGGCCGAGAAGGCTGACTAGCCGTGATCGTCCCCGTCGACTTCCTCCGCGCCCTGAGTAACCAGTTCCTCCCGGATACCTGCACGATCCAGCGATACGTCGAGACCAGCACCGGCGACGGCACCACGCAGACGTGGTCCGACCTGTCGACGGGTGTCGCCTGCCGGGTCTCGCCGCTGGCGTCTGGTTCGACGGAGGCGCTCGGAGCTGATGCGTCGTTGCAGGCAGTCGCGCAGTGGACGATCTGGCTTCAGGCCGGGCAGGACGTGACGGTCAAGGACCGTATCGTCTACGGGAGTCGGACATTCGAGGTCGCCAGGGTCGGAGCGCGGAGCTACGAGACGGTGCGGGAATGTATCTGTCGTGAGGTCGTGTAGTGCCTGATGTCAGACGTCGTGCTCTCGCCCCAGACCGTCGCCCTGGTGGGCGGCTTGATGTCTGCGCTGGTGCTGGCGATATCGGCACTCAGTGGGGCCATCGTCTTCCTCTACCGCCAGATTCTCACGGAACGCGACCGACTCCTTACCGAGCGGGACCGCGTGTTGGAGGAGCGAGACGCCCGGCTGGTGGACCTCTGGCGCGACCTCGAAGAGAAAGAGATCAGGATTACGGCGCTTACAGCCAGCAACGAGCGGCTACAGAAGCTCGCTACCGACGCGACCGAAGGATGGAAGGAATCTGTAGTGCTCTCGCGAGCGAGTCCGACCTGATGTGCCGGCCGACCGATGCACTCCGTCATCTGCTCGGCATTGGGGACTACGAGCCTGGACTGCACCCGCCCGCGAAGGTCCGGAAACCAACGAGGTACGGCGCGCGATCCACGAACGGGCACGCTCCGGGGCTGACCGTGATTCCCGACCCGGCCGTCGCACACCTGACCCGCAAGCATCGGCTCATTCGCCAGATGCTCGCCGATGCCGAGCGCTGGGCGAGGGGGCACGAATGAATGGACAACGATACGTGCTTCTCGCCTCAAGCTCTGGCACTCCTTGGCATCCTGGGTGGCCTGATTCAAGGGGCGGTGATCTTCCTGTTTCGCGGCTGGGTCGGATCGCTCAAGGATCAGATCTCCGCATGTCAAGCGGAGATCGGACAGGCACGGCTAGAGCGGGATCGGGCAATGGATGGCTGGGAGGCAACTATCGGTCTCGGGGAGAAGGCCGTACGGCGGGAGCGAAGGCGACCCTGATGCAATGGCTCAAGGCGATCTTTGGCAGGCAGGACGACGACCGACCGCAGGCTGACCGTGAGGCGTTCCAGCGCCGAGAGCGCAGCCTCCAGGACCGACTGCGACGACTGGAGCGGATGGCGATTGAGGCCGACGTGATCCAGCGAAACGACACCCCGGAGTGGCAGGCCAAGTGACCCCTACAGCGAGCCCTCTTGAACTGACCTGGACGGTGATCGCCGTTGCCGGCCTGCTGTTCAGCGGGTGGCTTGCGCTCGCCGGCTGGTTCGACCTCAAGGCTGTGCGTCAGGCGATTGACGACGTACCGCCGAGGGCTCGTATCTGGGGACCGCGCTGGTGGATTGCGCTCGCTGCCGTCGTCGCGAATGTCGCGCTGTGCCTGGTCTGGATGGGCTTTATCTTCATCGGGCTCATGGCGATGCGCTACCCGCCGCCGCCGCCGACGACAGAGCAGGCCGTCTCAAATCAGTGGGTCGGCTGGGTGCTGATCGCGATGGAGTTTCTGTTGGCTGGCGTTCAGGGCTGGCATCTGTTTGTGCGCGGTCGTATCGAACATCTCGCAGCCTTCGTGAATCACGCCCCGCAGGGGACACAGCCATGAGCCTGCAACGACGGCTGCTGGTCCGCGCGGTGGTGCCGACTGCCGCATTCCTCGCCGGCATGCTGACGATGAAGTGTCTGGATCGACGGCCGTGAGCCTGCACACCTGGGTCACCGATCCCGAGCACCGCATGACGCTGCATGCGTACGCGGCGTGGCTCTGGCTCGCGCTTGCCATCCTGACGACAGCCTGGGCGCTGTACGACCCCGAGAACCGCTACCTGTTGGCGTGGGTCATTTTCATGTCGGCGTATGCGAACACGGCAAGCCACTGGTCAGCTCGCGAGGGCGCCGCGCCGTCCGCTCGGGAGGCCGCGTGATCGGGCTTCTGCTCACGGTGCTGGCGATCGTGATTCTGTTCTTCGTCGTGCGGATTCTGCTCTACGGAGTGGCGTAATGAGCCTACCGGACTACCAGCGTATCGAAGACGCCTATAAGGCGACGGCTGAGGTGGTCGAGCATATCCCGGAAAGCACCGAGACGAAGCGGGCACTGCATCACCTGGAGATCGCCGAGAAGTACACGTATGAAGCCCGGGAGCGGGCGAAGGTAGAGGAACAGGCATGAGACGCTTTGCATTGATCCTGGGGCTTCTGGTGGCTGTTATGAGCCCGCTGTCAGCCAGCGCCTCGCACAGCATGGCCGGCGGCGCCGAGTGCGGCTCGCGGTCATTTGATGGCGTAGCCGACATGACGAAGGGCCGGACGGATGGGATGGTCGTGTCGGCCTCCTACAGCACCGGCTGCAAGAGCTACAGCTACCGGAACCTCGTCGGCACCGGCATCGGCGAGGACTACGGATACAGCGGTCAGCAGGCGAACTGCGTCCGTGTTGGGCAGACCGATGTCACTCGATTCTTCGAGTTCTACTACGACACGAAGATTGATCCGGGCGCGGTCAAGGTCTCGTGCTCGGCGTACGGAGGGCCAGACTAATGCAGCTCGGACTTGGTGGTGTCTGCTACATCGTCGCGGTGATCCTGTTCATCCTGGCAGCCGTGCCGCTGACCGACCCCTGGAGCGGCCGCCTGTCTACGATCGGGCTGGCGTTCTTCGCGGCTGGGCATCTGCTCTGATGGCCGGCACCGGCGTCCAGGTTCGCATCGTGTCGAACCGCTTGCCTGCGATCTCGGCGGCCATCCGCCCGCAGATCTCGGCCGAGGTCAAGAAGGCGGCGTTCGACATCGAGGCGCTCGCAAAAGCGCGGGTGAACGTCAAGACGGCGACGCTCCAGCGGTCGATCCATACCGTGTTCCCGACAGACACATCCGCCGTGGTCGGTACGGATGTCTTCTACGCCATCTTCCAGGAGCTTATCCATAAGGCGTTCATGCGACCGGCGGCTGAGGCCGTACTGCCGAAGTTCGCGGCGACGATCAAAGCCCTGCTGGGGAAGCTCTGATGCTGGAAGGGCAGCGCGTGGCGAGTCTGGTGTTCGACCTCTTGAAGGCCGACACCGGCGGCTCTGGCGTCAACACGCTGACGGGCGGGCGCATCTACCGCGACCGCGTGCCGCAGACAGCGCTCCTGCCGGCCGTCACCGTCACGCTGGTATCCGCCACTGACACGAACACCCTCGGCGGACTTCGTGTCTTCCAGAACGTGCTGGTGGATGTCCGGGTGGTCAGCGACGGGACGGTCTACTCGAACGCCATCGCGGACCGGGTCGACACCGTCTTGCAGCAAGCGGCCGGCATCAAGGAGGCGGTCCACGTCAACGAGCTACGCCGCGAGCAAGTGATGGCGTTCGTCGAGGACGACGCCGGGAAGTCGTACGCGCACATCGTGAGCACGTACAGATCCGAAGCCTACGCCTGAGAAAGGGGTGAGAGATCATGGCCGATAGGTATCCAGTCAGCGAGAAGGTTCAGATCGGGATCGAGTCCACGATCGGCACGAACGTCGCGCCGACTATCGAACTCCAGGGGCTCAACGTCGAGCTTGACACGGCCCTGGAGGTTGACGAGTTCGGGCCAATGGGCATGATCCCGCAGACGCTCGTAGCCCCCCGTCAGGAGTGGTCGACGGGCGCGCTCAGCGGCTACCCGACCTACACCGAGATCCACTACGCACTCGCCAACCTGCTCGGGGCGGCGACCATCACGACCCCATCAGGTACCGTCCGGCAATGGCTCTGGTCGCCCGACGAGTCGACACCGTGGACGCCGAAGTCGTGGACGATCCGGCGGGGCGTGCCGGGCGGGACGGCCGAGGAGGCGGGCTACGGGCTGCTCTCTGGCCTGAATATGTCGTTCTCGCGGACGGCGACGCCGGAGATCGGCGGCGACCTGTTCGCCCGCCGGCTGGACTACGCGGCGACGCTGGCGACGACGGGGCTGACATCGCCGACGCTCATTCCGATCCTGCCGTCCGAAGGGGATATCTGGCTCGACCCCAGCGCGGCTACCCTCGGCACGACCAAGCTGCTCCGCGACTTCGCGTTCTCGTGGAGCATCTCTGATCTGCTCGGCCCGATCTGGCCGATCAACTCCAGCTTCAACTCGTTTGCCGCGCACGGCGTCCAGAAGCCCACGCTTGAGGCGATGCTGCGGATGGGCAACGACTCGGTCGGGATCGGGCCCGTCACCAACATGCGGGCAGGGTCGTCCACCTTCGTTCGGTACAAGGCGACGAGCGGAACGGTCGTGCCGGGCTCGGCCACGCCGTACTCGTTGCAGATTGACCTGGCGCTCAAGGTGGCCGGGGCGCCTGCCAGAGGCGACGAGGACGGCCTGCTCTCCACGCTCGAATGGACGTTCCGCAACGTGTATGACGCGACCTGGGACGCCTGGGTCAAGGTAACCCTCATCACTGGTGCAACCGGACTTTAGGAGGCTTTGTGCCATACGATCTTCAATCGGTCGAGCGCGGCTACGGCGAATGTGATGTTGACTGGAACGGCAACAGCATCCTTGTCCGTTACCGCGCCGACCTCAACAACCGCGCGCTCATCGCCATGAAACGGGTCATGATCGGCGTGGTAGCACTCGACGGAACTACCCGCTTCCCCGACGTCGAGGCGATCATTGACGAGCTGATCCGCGTGTTGCTGCCGTCCGGGCCAGAGATCGACGAGGACGAGCGGGGCTGGGATCTGACGGACGGTGGCGTCTCGATCCCGATCACGTTCGACACGCTGGTCGATCTACCGCCGGGTCTGCCGGCTGCGATCATGGGTGCCATCTTCCGAGACGTGAATGACCCAAACCGTCGAAGGCCCTCCAGAGGTGGCTCGGCTCGGGGGGCAAGCTCGGTGCCGACGCCGTCCCCGACTACTACGGCCTCATCTGCGATGCCAAATGGGCAGGGCTCGCTCCCTGGTCCATCGCTGGTCTTGACGACAGCCGGGAGTGGGTCTGCTGGCGAATCTGGATTCGGAGTGTGAGGCAGGCCGAGAACGGCGCCGAGTATGAGCGCCAGAAGGCCGAGCAACGCCGCTCGAAGATGCGGAATGCTGCCGGAGGTAGGCGTTAGTGCCTGACGTCGCCGCCCTGAACGTCACCATCACCGCTGACACCAGAGACCTGGAGTCCGGAGTAGCTAGGGCTGAGAAGTCCGTCGCCGGCCTCGGGGCGACCATGTCCTCGGTCCTGACCGGCATCGGCGTTGGCGTCGGCATGAAGGCGTTTGACGGCATCGTCAGCGGCTTCGAGGCGGCCGGTAAGGCGGCCATCGGCTTCAACTCCAACATGGAGCAGTCGACGATTGCGTTCACGTCGATGCTTGGGAGTGCCGAGAAGGCCCAGGCGTTCCTGGACGAGATGAAGCAGTTTGCGGCGACCACGCCGTTTGAGTTCCCGGACCTGTTGCAAGCCTCGAAACAGATGATGGCGTTCGGGTTCGCCGCGAAGGATGTTAAGCCACTTCTGACCTCGGTCGGCTCGGCAGCGGCGGCGATGGGCACCGGGCGGTCCGGCGTCGACTCGATCACGAAGGCGCTGGGCCAGATGCGCGCGGCGACCGTCGTTCAGGCTGGCGAACTCAACCAGTTGACAGAGCAGGGCGTACCGGCCTTCCAGATCCTTGCCGACGCTATGGGCATCAGCACCGGCGAGGTCAAGAAGCTAGCAAGCGAGGGCAAGATCGCCTCCGACGTGTTCATCACGGCGTTTCAGACCTGGGCGGATGCCAAGTACGGCGACATGATGGGGAAACAGGCGCTCACCTTTGAGGGCGCCATGTCGAACATCAAAGACTCGCTGACGTTCGCGGTTGCCGAGGGCGCGAAGCCGTTCTTCGAGGCGATCTCAGCCGGCGCGGTCACGCTCAGTCAGTTCGTGCAGTCTGACACGTTCACCGCCTGGGCAAAGAGTTTTGCCGACACCGCTCGAGATGCCTTCCGCCAGGTCGCCGATGGTGTCAGGACGGTGCAGCAGGTACTCGCCGGAGACTGGGCGCCGGCCGATTCAATCGAGCCGTTCGCCCTCGCCGTTGGCAACGCCGCCGTCATGCTCCGCGACACGTTCGGGCCGGCCGTTACGGCGGTCGCGGGGTTTGTCACCGGCACGTTGATCCCGTCCGTGCAGGCGTTCGCAGCGCCGATCGCCGCGTTTATCGCTGGTTTCAGCGGCGCCCTCGTCTCCATCGGACTGGTCACGGTGGCCGTCACCGCTATCAGCGTCGTCCTCGGCGCGTTGCTTTCCCCCATCGGCCTGGTCGCTATCGCGGTCGGGGCGTTGGCGGCTGCCTGGACGACGAACTTTATGGGCATCCAGGAGGCGACGGCTGCCGCCTGGGCCTACCTGCTACCGATCTTTACCCAGATCGTCGATTGGCTCGGCCCGAAGATTTCGGCTGTCCTGACGTGGCTGACGACGACCGGCTGGCCGATGATGCTGGCCGCTGCGCAGGCGGTTGGCGAGTGGATTACGACCGTAGCCATCCCGGCCCTGACGGACCTGATTGCCTGGCTCGGGCCGAAGCTGAGCGCGGTCGTGACCTGGATCACGGACACTGGATGGCCGGGGCTCGTTACGGCGGCGACCGCCGTCTCCGACTGGATCACCGGCACGGCAGTTCCCGCGTTCACTGAACTGGTTTCCTGGATCGGAGAGAAGACCAGCGCCGTAGTAACGTGGCTTACGAGTACCGGCTGGCCTGGACTGGTGACGGCAGGCGAGAAGGTCTGGGCGGTCGTGCAAGAGATTATTCGGTTCTTCAAGGAACTGTATGTTGAACTGGACAAACGCGAGGTCTTCACGACGCTCGCGAGGCTCTGGGATGAGCTGGTCTTGGCCGGCGGGAAGGTCTGGGAAGCCATCAAGAAGATGGACGAAATCTTTCGTCCGTTCCAGCAGTTGACCGCTGAGTTCAACAGCGGTCCTGGCAAGGTGCTCGTGGAGACGTTCGGCCAGATGGGCACGTCCGGCGAGGCAGCCGGCAAGGGCATTGACATCGTTGCCGTTGCCGCGAAGGCGATGGGCACGGTCTTCGAGACCGCGCTGTTCCCGCTGAAGAACTTTCTACAAAACCTCAAGGATCTGGGCGAACTGATCGAGAGGGCAAAGGGCTGGACACTGCCATCATGGCTGGGCGGTGGTGGCGGTGGCGGAGGGAGCGGCGGTGGTGGCATCGGGACGATGTCGTTCAGGCCCGGCGGCGGCACGCCTGATGAGCAGATCACACGGGCCGCGCTTCAGCGTGGCTATGACCCTGCCGCGCTGATCTCGTATGCCAGACATGAGACAGGGAATTACAGTAGCGGGTTGTACGAGCGGGCTAATAACCTGTTCAGCCTTAAGGGGACTGGTCCGGCCGGTTCGGTCCAGATGAAGGACGACGAGCCGGGCCTCTCGACATTCCGCGCGTACAACAGCATCGAAGAGGCTATCAATGATTTCATGGACGTTATCGAACGCCAGTATCCCGATGTTGCTGCGCTGAAGGGCAGCCCCGACAAGATGTTTTCGGCTCTGCAAGGCAAGGGGTGGGCAACCGATCCGAACTGGGCGGCGAATGTACTCAAGGGCCGTTCCACGGTGAGCGTGCCCAACGTCGGCGCCGGGCTTGGCGACATCAAGATCAGCCAGGCGCAGTGGGGGGCTAGCGTTGGCATGACCCCCCAGGAGGCTGCGGCAGCCTGTGGGCCCTATGCAGCCGCCCTCTTTGCGCAGGCTACCGGGCGAATGCCGAACCCGGCCGAGGCCGAGAGGCTGGCGCGGGCCGCCGGCTGGACTGAGGCCGGTATGGGCGGTACCGGTAACTTTATGAAGCTACTTGGCTCAATGGGCGTCAACGCCGTCCGTACCAACACGGCCGGCATGTCGGCCGCCGATATCACGGCGATGGCATCAAACGCCGGCTCGATGACGGGGTTCTCGACGCCGGGACACTACTTTGCCTCGACAGGGTTCGACCCGGCCTCTGGCAAGTTCAACGTCGGTGCGACCGGCACGTTCGCTGGTGGCTCGACGTGGATGACCGTCTCCGAGATGACGGCGCTGATGGGGCCGATCCAGGACATCATCACGCTGGGCGGCCAGATGGGCGCGGCGTTCACGACGGGCGGCAAGCAGGTAACTGATGGCGTTGGGATCATCCCCCCTGCGATCGCTACGGCTGGCGCTGCCGTGACGACGTTCGGAGAAACCACCGCGACCACCGCCGCCGGCGTGGTTGCCAACACCAACCTGATGGCATCTGGCGCCCTGACCTCTGTGACGGCGATGGAGACCGGCATCCTGACGACCGTGCAGACCACCGCCGGTACCACCATCGCGACCGTCACGGACATGCAAGGGCAGGTGACGAGCCAGTACGCCACGCTCGCGAACGGCGCCACCTTGACGATGGGCGACATGGCGGCCGGCGTCATGACCAGCACTACCGACCTCGGTACCGGCGTCATGACGACCGTGCAGGACATGAGCGGCAACTACATCACGACCATCACGGACCTGAGCGGGAACGTCACGGCGCAGTACACCCAGTTGGCCGCCGACGCCGTGGCGCAGACCGCCGTACAGAGTACGGGCGTCCAGGCCGAGACGGCGACGATGGCTGAGAACGTCCTGACGTCCGTGACGGACATGGGCGATGGTGTCATCACCACCGTCACCGATACGAACGGTCAGACGACGGCGACGGTCCGGGATATGTCCGGCAAGGTCACCAGTCAGTACAGCACGATGAGCACGCAGTCCAGCGGCGCCGTGACGAGGTTAGCGCAGACCAGCGTTGAGCAGTTCGGCAACATCGCCGAGGGCGCCCGGAAGCCTATCGAGCCGATCAACGGTCTGGACAAGGCGATGGGCTCGATCAAGCCGCCGAACCTCTCCAGCGTCGTCAGGGAGTTCGACAAGGTCACGGATGCCGCCAAGCGGGCGGCCTCCGCGATGGACAAGGTTGCAGACAAGGGCGGTAACAAGAGTGCGAAGGAGTTCGCCAAGAAGGCAGCAGGCGGCCCGGTCTCTGGGATGACCCCGTATCTGGTCGGTGAGCAGGGCCCCGAGCTGTTCATGCCCGCGACGAATGGCACCATCATCCCGAACAACCGTCTTGGCGGCGGCGGAGCTGTGGTCTATCAGGTGACGGTCAACGTCAACGGCGCGCTACTCGCCAATAATCGGATGATCGAGGAGGCCGTTGTCCAGGGGCTCGACTCGGCCAGGCGCAGAGGGAGGGAGGCGTGAGTCCCGCTCCTGCTACAGCAACGCCCCTCGTCATGATTGACTGGCTAGCAAATGACTATGCCGCCTCGCTGGCCGATGTCACGGACCGTACCATTGCCACAATGAGCAGTGGTATCTCCATCGAGTACGGCCGCGACACCGGACGATCAGCCGCGCCTCCGATGATTTCGGCTGTTGATCTGACCCTCTGGAACCAGGACCGGCTGCTCTCTCCAGAGAATCCGTCGAGTCCGATCTACCAGTACATCAAGCCCGGGCGCCCGATGCTGGTGGCTCAGGAGTACGGCACCGAAGACCTGTACCGGGGGACCGACGACTACCGAGCCGACGATTACTACCGGGGCATGGGTGTCTGGCCGCTCTTGACCGGCTGGACCGACCAATTTCAGTACAGCGATGAGCCGTTTAACTACTTCGTTCAGTTGTCCGGTCTCGGGTCGGCGGCGCTTCTCAAACGAAAGATCGTCTCGGTTGAGTACAGCGGGACAACGCGGATTGATACGTGTATCGAACGGGTGCTGCAAGCCGCCGGCTGGCCGACCTCACAGCAGGTCATGACGCTGAGCGACAGCCTCGTCACCGGCTTCTGGGTCGCTGAGCGGCCAGCCTGGGACGTGCTGGTGGAATTGCTCGCCACCGAGGGGCCGGGCTCGATTCTCTGGGAGGACGGGTTTGGCACGCTCCGTTTCCAAAACAGGAATTGGCGCGGAGTTGCCGAACGGTCGCTGACCGTGCAGGCGACGCTGCATGACGGGACATCCTCCGGCCTGTTCTATACCCGGTTGGGATATGACCCGCGTTGGGACGACGTTGTCAACCGCGTGACCGTGAAGACAACACAGCGTGAGCTGCAAGCCTCTGACGTCATTTGGAAGCTCGGCAACGACATCACGCCCGTCATCGGGACACCCCAGGTCATCAAGGTCAAGCCGCAAGATCCGTTTCAGAATGCCATCGGGCCAATCATCACGACCGACTACACCGTGTCCGGTGGCACCGTCTCGATCAGCCTGGACTGGACCAACGGCGCTGTTGCGACACTGACCGTTACCGCGCTAACCGGGACGCCGACCGTCTCCGATCTCCAGGTCCGGGGGCAACCGTTCACGGCCGTTGGAGAAACGGTAGTTGAGAGCACGACGACCAGCGAGACCGGCGAAGAGAAGACGCACGATATCGGGATCTGGCAAGAGATTGATCCGGCTCAGGCGAAGTCGATCACCGACGCCTACCTGATGCGGTATCAGGAGTCGCGGCCGATGATTACGGTCACGCTTACGAACAGCGATGCCACGTCGCAAGAACAGATGTTGAACTTTCAGATCAGCGACCGGGTCAGAATCATCAATGCCCACCTGGGGCTGGATGTGGAAGCCTACATCGAGCGGATTAAGCATGATATCCTGAGCAACACCAGGCACATTATGACGCTGTCCTGTGAGCCCGTCTCGGCCATCGGCAGCATCGGCAGCCGGTGGGACTTTGGGCTCTGGGATACCGCGACGTGGGGGACATGATAGATGGCCTACCCGGCATCTGCTGACGTATTCCCGACCATCCTGTCTACCACGAAACGAAACGACGCCGGCTTTGAGCTGGATCTGCTGCTGAATAAGGGCTTTGATGCCATCGAAGCCCTGGAGGCCGGGCTGGGGATCGGCTCCTCAAACGCGACGCCTACGGCCGGCAAGGTCCGCCGTGCGACCGGCACCGGGACGGCCGAGTGGGGACAGGTGGCAACCGGCGACATCGCGGATAACGCCGTTACGGTCAGGCCAGCCGTTACGGTCGGCTCGACTGATCCGGTGACCACGAATACGGCTATTGCGGCGCTAGCGAACCCGACCGTTTCAATTACGATCCCGTCCGGGATGACGGCCGATGTGTACATCTGGGCGTCTGGCATGGTATCCGATGCAACCGGCGGCGCCATCGTGGCGTACCACGTCCGCATTGACAGCGGAACGTGGGTGACAATCGCGAATGCGGTCATGACGAGCGCAACACGCGCATACCTCAGCGGGTTCCATGTCTTCGCTGGAATTACAGCGGGCGCGCACACCATCGAACTTGGCAATAACGCCAGCGCCTCGTTCTCGATCACGCATTACGGCAATGCTCGCCGTATGATGGCGCTCGCCGTTGCTAAATGAAAGGACGACAGGGTATGCAGCTTACACCCGCACTCGTCGCGATCTTGAAGCCGAACCTGTCTGCGCTCGCTGCCGCGCTGACGGCCGCCGGTCATACGCATCGCGGCCTCTCGCTCGATGGATCTAACCTTCTCACCAACGACACAGAGGGCAATCCGATTGATCTGTCACTTGCCGCGCAAGCGTTCGTCAACGCCTGGATAGCGCCGACACCGCCGACACCGCCGAACTGGGGGCCGGACCTCCTGACCGATGACGAGGTGCAAGCGCAGGCCGCCGCGATTGTCGACGGGCTCAGGGCGTACCGCGCCCTGGCGTCACCGACGCTGGCGCAAACAACACAGGCCGTCAAGGCGATAGCTCAAGTGGCGATCTACTTGACGCATCAGCGGTTCCCAAACCTGTAGGAGTCTGGTATGTCCTGGAGTCCTCCGGCTATCCCGATTAGCGGAGCGTTCATTACGGTGGCGTTTGCCACGTCGTTGATTAATAACGGCCTGAACTGGCTGCGTCAGTTGACGGGCAACGGCGATCCGTCTGCCGCAAATCAGGTCATCGTGTCCACGTCCACATCCACGTCCACCTGGCAACAGGTCAACTCGGCCGTCATCGCCACCGCCGGCGTCAGTGATGCCAACATGGCGAATCAGAAGGTCAACCAGCTGAATCCGGCCTATACGACATTCGGCGGGATGATCGACAAGGGAAGCGGGTTCTTCGATGCCGAGGGCACCGCCGTTGACGCGCCTGTCGGCGGCTCGGCCGAATGGCTGGTCTGGCAGAATCGGCACTGGAACTGGTCGGCCGATTATCGAGGCCAGATCGTCGTTGATATGCAGAATCAGAGCAATCTGTATTACCGTAATGTCCAGGCGGGCGCGGCCCAGGCTTGGGTCAAGATGTGGCACTCCGGCAACGATGGCGCCAGCTCGGGCCTGGACGCTGACCTCCTTGATGGCGTCCAGGGTGCCGGCTACGCGCTCGTTGCGGCAGGCGTTCCAGTTGGCGCCGTCGTCTGGTTTCGCACGCTCGCCGAGGTCACATCTGCCGGTGCGTCCTGGACGAGGGAGACCAACCTTGACGGGCGGCTGCCGATTGGTGCTGGCACCACGTTCAGCCAGACGTTTGCCGAGGCGACGAACTACGGCGCGAACTGGACGCCGTCAAGCGGACTTACGATTAGCGCGATTGCAGTCACGGCTGACACGCCATTCCTCGTCAATGTCGGCACGAACACGAACGTTACAACCTCGACGCACACCCATCCGGCACCGACGCTCAACGGCTCTGGCACCGCATGGCTACCGCCGATGAGAGCGGGCATCTGGGCTAGAAGGATCTAGCATGACCGACCGACACCCGATTGAGAACTGGGGCGAGCGTCTGAATATCAAGGGCGAGGAACTGACGATTGAGCAGGCGATGCTGCTCAGCCTCGGCCATCTGAATGCACGGATGGAAAAGATGCTGGATCATCTTGAGGACATGCGCGTCCGTTTGACGCGGCTGGAGCTGTGCGTCAGGACGCTGGTGCCGGACTATGACGAACGGACACAGCCGGCCGTGCATGTGCTCCAGGAGGCATCGTGAGTTCAATCGGGCTGAACGTCGACCGCGAGGGGCGCCACGATCCCGCCCTGATTCGCTCGCTGGGTGCGACGTGGCTGCGGATTGTCGCTCTGCCGGACCATGACCTGTCCGACTACTTCCGGCGCTGCCGGAGTGCCGGCCTCCGAATCCTACTCGTGCTGGCCAGAGAATCGGGTGGGGACTACGCCGCGCTTGCCGCACGGTACGCCACGCTGGTTGATGCCTGGCAGGTCGGCAACGAGGCCGACCTCGACTCCGAGTCGTCCTGGACGATGTCACCAGCGGAGCTGGCATCGCTGGGGCGAGCCGTACGGGGCATCCTGCCGCGACCGCATGTCCTCGTCTGCGCGGGCCTTGCCTCGGGTCAGCCGGACTATCTCGGGGACATCCCGGACCTCTCCTGGGCCGATGCGGTCGCCATTCATCCGTACCTCAAAGATGCGCCGAATCCTGGTGACGTCGAGGATTTGCCGGACGTCAATGACATGCTGGCGTCATACCGCGAGTACGCCCCAGAGGGTATGCCATTCCTGATTACGGAGTGGGGCTGGTGGTCGGACGACGAGCCGCGAGCCAGCCAGGAAGTCCGGGACATGGTCGGCTGGGCCGGAGCGACCGGCGACTGCGAAGTGTTCTTTTACTTCTGTACCGACGATCAAATGGTGCCGCCGTTCGGGCTACTCCGATCTAACGGGCACGAGAAGCCGAAGGCTAAGCCGTTCAAGGAGCAGGCGCCGCTGGCGGTGCATAGCCTCTGGCCGGAAACCGCCTATCCCGTCGACCCCCCGGATGATCAGGCCGACCCCTGGCTGCGGTGGTCTGCCGAGCAGATCGCGGCAGCGGCACAGTGCCCGGTTGATGCCGTGCGGGAGAACTGGCCGCGCCTCGTGGCGCAGATGTGGCTGTGTGGGCTCAGCGATCCGCTGACCGATATCGCCATGATCGGGACGATTGCCATTGAGTCGGCCAGCAGCTTCCGTCCGGTGCGCGAGGCGTTCTACCTTGGCGAACCGGAGCCGGCCGAGTCGCACCGCCGGACGCTCCGCTACTACCCCTACTACGGGCGCGGATTCATTCAGCTGACCTGGCGGGAGAACTACGCGGCCTACTCACAGAAGGTCAACGACCTGTGGGGCGCTAGCGGGGCGATAGACCTCGTCGCCCGCCCGGACGATGCCCTCGACCCTGATGTCTCGGCCGCCGACTCGGCGCTGTACTTCCGGGATCATGGCGGGGACGGGCTCTGTCTGATCCCGAAGGCGGCAGCCCGGAGCGACTGGCTGGAGGTTCGGCGGCTGGTCTACGGGGGAGCTGATCCGAACGGCGCCGCGCGTATCAGGCGCATCGAGCAGGCGCTCGGTGGCGGTATCTCTCCACCGATCCCGCCGAAGCCGAGTAAGGACGACCTGATCGCCGGCTACGAGCTGGCGCTGCGGACGCTCCGAGACACGACGATCCCGGGCATCCGAGCCCAGGTAGACGAACTCGACCGGATCGTCCGGCAGTTCATCGGATCGTGACCGACCTCGCGCCCGCCCTCGAACGGATCAAGGCCGAGGCTGCCGAGGAGGCGACGAGAGCGGTATCCCGGTTCTGGTGGGCCGAAGCGCAGAAGATCAGCGAGGTTACGACCGACCCAGAGGCGCGGTGGGATCTGCTGCTGACGGCGTTGCGCCGGGTCGGTTGGCCGGCATAGGAACGGGCGCCCCAGGAGAGCGCCCGACGTAGTGTCCGGATATCTTCGGCACTCAGGGCTTGCGCCCTAGGTTACGCGGTCTTCTCGGGGCACTCCCCGTTGTCTGTAGACCACCAACACTGCTCGCTCTCGATCTCGTTCGTGATGCGGTCGGGTGGCGGGTAGCTCATCTCGCCCGCTCCCTCTTCACAGTGATGACGATGGTCTCAACGGGGCCGCCGACGAGCGAGTGCATCGTGTAGGTCTCCTCGAAGACCTTACGGCGTGACTGGATGGCATCGTCCACCATCTCGCGTACGACAGCCATGCTCTCGTCCAAGAATCCGGCGTCCCAGCGGAGCTTATTTGGCATCGCTCAGCCCTCCTAGAACGGCTGCGTCTCGTGATCCTGGTATCGTGCAAGGGCTCGCGAGAGCGTGTCCACGAGTCGATTCAGGCGATCAACCTCGGCCTCTGTTGCGTCGAGCGCCTGCTGTAACCTGACCATCTCGTCGGGCTGTGGGCCGGCATCTTTGGGCCAGCCGGCGTGGCATTTGCAAGGACAGGCGTCTCCCTTGCAGTGATCGCGGGGGTAGTTGAAGCAGCAGTCCTCGGTGTATTCGGCGGTTGCCATAATCGCTCCTGACTCGAAGAGTGCCCGAACTAAGGCTGAGTAGGTCACGCAACCTTCTTGAGTCGGTACACCGCTCGCACTGGCATGTTGTAGATGTCGGGGCTCGGGCCGTAGGTCACGAGATGGACGTAGCCGGGCTCGGCAGCCTTGATCCCCAGGAATAAGCTGTCGTCGAGATAGGTGCCGCTCATCTGGTCGACCCTGGTGCCGAGCGCCATCACGCCGTCGCCGTTGAGACGGCCATTCCCGACGTAGGCTGCGGCGTGCGTCCCGTACGGGTTGGCCCAGATGACGCTGATATCGCCGCACGGATACACCATCAGGCGCATATACGGGGACTCGTAGGTGCCGGCGATGTCGTGCTGTGGGAACAGCCCCGGCTGACAGTAGGGCGGCGGGGCAGCCTCGGCCGGCGCGACCGGCAGGGCGAGAGTTGCGGCGAGTGCGATCACGAGTAGGTAGCGCATGAGTCTTCCTCCTCCGGGTCTGGGATGATCTCGAAGCAGTCGGCGCACACGAGGTAGCGGTGCCCCGAGTCCATCGTGAAGTAGGTCAGGTCGTTGTCGTGCGGGCAGTATTCGGGTGGCTGCATCGCATCGTACTCGGCCTGTTCTCGTGCAGCTCGGGTGCGGCGGGCCATCTCGACGGCTTCGTCATATAGCCGCGCTGCGTACTCGGGGTCGATCTGTGCCTGCTGGTAGCGGTTCTCGTCGTTGGTGGTCCAGACTGCCATGTCCGTCTCCCTGGCGCTGGTGGCGCCGCCGAGGGTAGAGACTCGGCGGCGCCGCTTGCTGTTAGCGGTAGCGTCGGCCCGCGCGAAGGTTCTCAGGGCTGACGATTCGGGTGATGGCGTCGAAGTTCTGGAGTTCGGTCTGAATGCGGCTGTAACGGACGACATCGTAGTCGTTGGAGAAGTGGCGGTAGACCACAGCCATTCCGTCGTTGGCGTACAGCGCGTCGATGCACGCCTGATCAATTGCCTGCGCTTCGTTCATCGTCCCTGCTCCCCTGGCGCTGGTGGCGCCTCGTTTGATCTGATGTCATCATAGCACCCCGTATGCCTCTTGTCTATACCTATGTACGCGCAAAGTGCGTAAGAACGCGCACTCTTGTACGTAGACGGTATAGACGTAGTGCGCTATACTGGCAGTGGAGGTAACGATGCCAGAGGACAAACAGCGGATGAGCGTGTGGGTGACGCCCGAGGATCGCCAGGCGATGAAGCTCATTGCCAAGCACATCGGGCTCGGCTCTGATAGCGCCGCACTGCGGTACGCCGTGCTTCAGATGGCGCGCGAGATCAAAGCGAAGGAGCAGGCAGCATGACCACCGTAGAAGACCTCGCGCGGCGAGATGCCGCGATCGTGCTCGCAGCCGAGCAGGCGCGCGAACAGGCCGAGATCCACAACGCCGTCTGCCGCTACTTGCGGCGCGGGCTACGATGTAGCACATGCACCGACACTCAGGAGCGGGCGGCACGGCTGGCCCGGCTCGCTGGCGGCGCCTCGTGAGGGGCGCACCCAGCATTTATGGGCCGCTCACACCCGAGGCTGAGGTGTCGTACTCGCGCTGGATCATGGCCCTGTTCGACCTGACCGAGCACGTCTCGTGGTGCAAGGCCGGCTGCCGAGACGCCGACTACCGCTGCCCGGTCGGGCGCGGGTTGTACGTCGCTGAAATGATGACCTGGGCTGACTGGAAGGAGGCGAGAGATGGCGACGCTTAGAGAGTGCATCGACCTCTACGAGGCTGACATAGCGGCGCGCACGCTGAGGCAGCGCGTTATCCGTGTAGCGATGCTCAAGACGAAGGTCTGGCGGCAGGACGTGAAACACCTTGAGAGTAAGTTTCTCGCCCTCGCCCCTGGCATCGACTCGCGAGACGCCGAGCGGTGCCGCGTGATGGCCGAGACCGGGGAGCTGTGGGGACTGGAGCGCGTCGGGCTGGTGGCCCCATGAGCGACATGCCCGAGTGGGTGCCGCCTGTTTACCTGGGCTTCCTGGTTGGCGCCGTCGTCACGCTCTGGTTGCTCCTGGGAGGGCTGCCGTGATCCCACGATTCTGGCGCCGCCAGAGAAGCCGGCGACCCTCCGAGGTCGGGCGGCAGGCGACCCTGTCAGCACAGATCAGAGACACCGTCACATGGCTCGAAGCGAGCGGCTGGCAGTCGGAACCGGGTCAGCTCCGGGGCTACGCGCTCCTGCTCCTGGAGATGCGCGACCGCTACGAGCGGGTGAGGGTTTCGTGATGGCGCACACCCGCACCATCATGCTGCGCGGCATCGCCCGCCGTGATGCGCGGCCGACTCCGGTCGCAGTCGATCCGCACCCGGGCGGCTTCGGGCTCACCGGCGGGGTCCGGTGCAAGCGGTGCGGCGCAACACGAGCACCCTTCCAGCACTGCCGTACGTGCGAGATCGCCAGTGGGAGACGGGTCGGTTCCTACGGCCCGACAGAAAACACGACGCCAACGCAGCGAAAAGAGAGGGCCACCCTGTGAGCGACAACCTGCTCAGGCTCAAGCCCGATGACATGGCCGAGCCCATCAATCAGCCGATGCACGAGGATGTGATCTCGGCGATGACCGAGGCCCAGCTGCTCCAGGTCGTCGGCGCGCTCGGCGCCGCTCAGAAGTACATCCTGCTGACCTTCGAGCAGCAGATGAGTCCGTCAGCTCGCCGGCCGCTACGTCTGGCCTACGGGGCCGCGAACGACGCCATCCGGCTGGCGCAAGCCCTGGTCGACTCGACGAGGCGGTTCTGATGCCCCGTAAGTATCCGAGGGGTGAGGTCGGGAAGTGGCAGACACCGCCTCCCCCGTTCCAGCGCGACAAGCATCTCTGGCAGCGCTTCTGCCGGACGGTCGAGCAGCGCATTGAGTGGA